AGTTCGGGGGTTTAAGGGGTCTCCCCTTCTACGGAGTTCGGGGGTTTAAGGGGTCTCCCCTTCTACGGAGTTCGGGGGTTTAAGGGGTCTCCCCTTCTACGGAGTTCGGGGGTTTAAGGGGTCTCCCCTTATTTATACGTTTAATTAATACAGGTAATTTATTTGTATTAATTAAAATGGAAAATATATATTTAACTGGATTAGTTATTTCTTTTATATTTTTAATTGCAAAATTTATAGAAATGAGATTTATTACAAAAGAAAATAAATCTCTGAAATCTACTATTATAGATACTATAGTTGTTTACTTTAGTGTTATTATTGGATATTATATAATAGAACAATTTAGTTTGAAAACCCAAAGTCTAACCGAAGCGCCTGTATTTATTGATAAACCGTTGTTTTAGAGAGAAGGGGAGACCCCTTCGACCCCCGAACTACGTTTTATATTGTGATGTCAGGGTTTAAGGGACGGGAGACCCTTAGTTTAAGGGACGGGAGACCCTTAGTTTAAGGGACGGGAGACCCCCACCCACCCCCTTTACTAGCTACGATATGAATTGTGCAGTCAGGGTTTAAGGGACGGGAGACCCCACCACCACATCTACTAGCTACGCTATGAATTGCGCAGTCAGGGTTTAAGGGACGGGAGACCCCANNANNNNANNGGACGGGAGACCCTTATATGTTCCATATTTTCGATCCCTTTTTAATTTCTTTCTTTGGAACTATATATCTATTAAAAAACTTATGATTTAGTTCGTTTATTGGAACATGATTATGTACTTTACGCGCTATCATTTTGTATAATTTAAAATCGGGATATCTCTCTTCGCCATCATTTTTATATAGAATATTTCGGCCATCATCGTCGTCACACCATCTCATGATGATTTTATGTATTGGCCAATGTATATCTTCTAATGTTTCATATTTTTCTGTAATAAAATCATATATAGAACATCCTAATCTACATAAATCAAAACTATAATTTGGTTCTAATCGTGGTTTATCTTTATTATAATATGGTTCACAATTATATTGCGTAGTAGCATCGCCCTCTTTGTGAAAACTATCACTACAAATTACCTTATTTTTGTATTGATATATTGCTCGTCCAAAATCGATAATTTTATATATTTTTCCAAATGTTTTTACTTTATAATGTTTATTATTTACTTTATAATATAAATATGTTTTCTCGGTTTCAACATACATTATATTATTCGTATGCAGATCATTATGTGTTAAATTAAATAAATTTTGATATGTAATTAGCATCATTAAAATTTGTATTACAACAGAACCTAGTTCTTCTTGCGATAATTTATTCTTAATAAATAAATGGTCCAATGTATTAGTACAATTTTCTAATGCTATAATTTGTATTGGAAATCTTGCTAATGAAACCATTACACTTTCTACATCGGATGATTCGTCACTATATTCTTCATCTTCATCATTACTATTACTATTACTATTACTATCGCTGTTGCTATCTTCGCTATTTTGCGTATTAGATGATCGCGACGAATAATCTGAATTTGTGGAGTTTGTTCGATTATGCATTTTAGAATCCGAGATACCCGAAATTTTAACATTATCTAATTCTGTTGACGAAATATCTACGATTTCAATTCCTGGTTCTGTATTCATAGAATCAAACGACTCTATATTATCTAATGATTTCTTAGGATCTAACGATTCTATATCATCTAAATTTAATATTATATTTTCACCAGTATCATTTGGATCGGTCGTTTCATCTAAATTTAGTCGTTTTTTATTAGATCTTGTATCTTCATTAAATAAATCTTCATGGTCTGAATTTATAAAAGTATATAATTTATTTGTATTATTATGAAAGAAATCACTATCTATTAACATATCTATATCATCTCCTATATCTATATGTAAATTCTGTTTATAACCTAAATATGATCCATAAAAATCTACTCCATGATAAAAATTCATTCTATTATATAATTGACTTGTTAAATATGTAAAAAAACTATCGACATATGATGCATTATTTATATCATTTACTTTAAAATGACAATCGTCAGAATTTAATTTAGGAAGATTCAATAAATTATTATTACATATATCATATTTACCGGCTAGATATTTAAATGGATCAAGTAATGGGCATAATTTAAAAAAAACTTGTTTTTCTACAATATTATTTTTTTCATCCTGAATTTTTCCTAAAAATATATTTTCTGTCATTTTTTTTATTAATGAATGTAAATTATTTTCACTATTTAAATTTATTGAATTATAATTATTTTCATTCAATGTAAAAAAATTATTATACAATGGAACATAGTTTTGACATGTTTCCATATTTAATAAATTTTCATCCTCAAAATCCTTAAATAGATTCGAATTATTGATTTTTTTATATGTTATATCCATTGTCTAATTATTAGACAAAATATTGTCTATTTAAACTTAAAATTCTTTTTCTTTGTTAAGGTTCTTTTTCTTTGTTAAGGTTCATTTTCTTTTTTGAGTTCATTTTCTTTAGCGTTATTACTTGTTTTTTTATTTTCTTAAAGTCTATTAAATGACATTACAACTTAAAAAATTCGATATGAAGAGTATTACATTTAAAGCAGATCAAAATACTGGTCCTGTTATTGTCATGATCGGCAGACGTGATACAGGTAAGAGTTTTTTAATTAGAGATATGTTATATTATCACCAAGATATTCCTATTGGTACTGTTATCTCAGGAACTGAAGCCGGTAATGGATTCTATAGTCATCACGTTCCTAAACTTTTCATCCACGACGAATATAACACCGCGATTATCGAAAATATTTTGAAACGTCAGCGCACAGTCATGAAACAAGTGAAAAAAGAAATCGAATCTTTTAAACGATCCAATATCGACCCTAGAGCCTTCGTTATTTTAGATGATTGCCTTTTTGATGATAAATGGACAAGAGATAAAATGATGCGTCTCTTGTTCATGAATGGTCGACATTGGAAGGTCATGTTGGTCATATCGATGCAATATCCTTTGGGCATTCCACCTGTATTACGCACTAACATTGACTACGTTTTCATTTTAAGGGAGCCATACATCGCCAATCGCCGACGCATATATGAGAACTATGCCGGTATGTTTCCTACATTTGAGTCCTTTTGTCAGGTCATGGATCAATGTACTGAAAATTATGAGTGCTTAGTTATAAATAATAATGTTAAATCTAACAAACTTCACGACCAAATCTATTGGTATAAGGCGGATAACCATAAGGATTTCAAGTTAGGATCCAAAGAATTCTGGGATATATCCAAAGATCTTAATTCTGACGACGAAGATGATATGTATGACCCCAACGCACCCGGACAAGGCAACCGAAAAGGTCCCAAAATAAGTGTCAAGAAGAACAGGTGGTAATAAAGGGGACACCCCTTTAAAACCCCAACTGATTGAGTTTTGCTTTTATACATGCGCGTTTATAAAAAGCGCTCCTGAAGCTTCAGGAGCGGAATTTGTATAATCTTGCTTTTATAAATCTCGCTTTCATATTATACAAAAGAAATAACTTAAAGATAAATCAATAGTATATATTATAGAATGACGCAAGAGTTAAATATCGTTGAACTCATTGAAAATAACCCGATTACTAAGCTATCAACAACCTATAATAATAAATTATTGAGTAAAATTAAAAATAATTTTACTGGATTTGAACAACAAACATTTATTAGTAGCTTTTATTGTTTTTTAAATTATGATAAAACAACCGATTTTGTTATTAATTTAGATAATGTGTGGAAATGGTTAGGGTTTAATCAAAAAGTAAAAGCTATAAGATTATTAGAAAAATATTTTAAAGCAGATATTGATTATAAAAATCTCGCTTTCCCAATTGGGAAAGCAAGTTCTGAAGAAGAAACCCCTTTTAAAGCAGATATAGATCATAAAAATCTCGCTTTGCAATTTGGCAAAGCAAGTTCTGAAGAAGAAGAAAAATCTTTGCTATGCGATAGCGCACAGCAAAAGAAAATTAAAACCGCTTTCCCAATTGGGAAAGCGGTTTCTGAAGAAAAAAACTCGATTGCCCACGTGGGTAAGCAAGATAATAAAGAAGAAACCGCTTTGCCAAATTGCAAAGCGGATTCTAAACAAGAAAAAAATATTAATATTAAAAAAGATGAAAAATGGGGAGGTCATAATAAACAAACTATTATGTTAAATATTAAATGTTTCAAGTCATTTTGTTTAAAATCCCAAACTAAAAAAGCATCAGAAATTCATGAATATTATATGAAAATGGAAGAAACATTACATGAAACTCTTGAAGAAGAAACAGATGAATTAAAACTCCAATTACAAAAAAAAGATAACACTATTTCGGAAATTAAACAATCTACAGAACAAGAAAAATTAAAACTGAAAAAAGATAAATATAAAGCCGTAGAAAAGGCCATTAGTTCTCAATTTCCAGTAAATACCGAATGCATTTATTTTGGAACCATCGACAATACTAATGACAAAAACGAACAATTAATTAAATTCGGTCATACAAATGATCTAACCACGAGACT